GGTCAGAGGGGGTGCCCCGTGGACGACACCCCCCTGACCTGGGCTTATTTACTTGTGTACTTAACGAACGACTCCGGGTCGTTCATGAGAAAGCCGTATTCCGCTTCAGCGAGGATGGCCACCAGGTTGTGCTCGAAAAGGCTGGTCAGCGTGCCGCCAACGGTGACGGCGGCCTCCGTGGACACCTTGTAAGAGATTCCTCCTACAGCGCCCCACACACACTGCCCGGCGAAGTCGCCGCCGTAGCCGAGGACAGCCTTGCCAGCGCCCGGGGTGAACTTGATGTTGTCCCCGAGGTAGGACTGGCGCCCGATCAGACGGCCCCCGGTCACGACCTGGGTGGTGTCCGCCGCCGGCGGTGCGTCGATGAACAGCGGCCTTCCGGCAGTGTCCAGCGACCCGAGGAACAGCGGTTCCACCTGACGGTCGAACGCGAAACCGGTGAGCTTCTTCCCGTCCTTCACCAGGGCATCGAGCCCCGCAACGACGTCGCCGTACACTGAACCCGCCGTAGCGACGGCAGTGCCGAGCGCGACGGATTTGGTGGTGTGGTCGATGTTGTTGTTCGCGCCGAACGGTGAATTGACGCCGTGCAGAGCGGCGTTATCGAACGCCACCGCAAAAGCTTCGGCGATGTCGGCGCGCAGGATTTCGAGATAGTTGCCCGGGTTGGCGCGAACCACTTCAGCCGATACCACCGAGATGGCGGCGACCTTGTGAGGCTTGATGGTCTTGAGCCCGAGAGCGGATTCGGTGGTGGGCTTCTGCCCGCTTTCCGACACCCATCCGGCGGTGGCCTTCTGGGTGGTGTACGGGATTTCCTGCCCGTTGATGCCGAGGGGGATGCGGCGGGCCAGCTGCATCACGATGGATGACTTGCGGGCCATCTCGAAGATCGGCGCCGACATTTCCGGCTTCAGGAATCCGGAGAAGTCTCCGGTTACCGTCGCCGCGGTCTGCGGGGTCTGTGTGCCTGGAACAGCAACAGCCATGATTGTTACCTACTTTCGTTATTGGATGCCGAGGGCTTGCCGAAGCGTGCCCTCTAGTTCGTCTGAATTCAGTGGTGTCCGATTGCCCGACCCCTGCATGGGGTCCACGGCAGCGTCCCGTGTCGTCGCGCCGAGGAGTTTCTTCGCTGCCGCCACACTGGCAGCGATGGAGTCCTCGTCGTGACCACCAACCAGCGAACCAACGTCAGGCATGACATCCACCGGGATGTTCTGCTCAATCATCTGCTGGTAGCGGATCACTTGCAGTTCCGTGTCACCCAGTTGGGTTTTCAGGGCGGCGTACTCGTTTGTGGCCGCGTCCAGTTGGGTTTGGAACTGTTTGGTGATTGCTTCCTCCGCGGCTTTGACCGCCGACTTTTTGTCTTGACGGTATTTCGCCGCTTCGGCGCGGAGTTGCTGCACATAGTCGAGACCGAACGTTTGTTCTTGTTGTTCGGTGTCGGTGGCCTCCGGGGCCGGGGTGTCCTCTGGTGTTTCTTGTGCCAGGTCGGACGGTTTTAGTGCATCGGACATTGTTGCCTCCAGGGCGGGATCGGGACCATCACCAGAATGGTCGTTTACCGAAATCTAAGACGCCTTCTCTAGAAGGCGGCGTTCTTTGTCGAGGCGGCGTTGCAGCCACCGTTCCAGCCCTTCGGGGCCTTGGGTTTGCAGGATTCGCATGGCGTTGACGGCTTCGCGGCTGCGGGCCTTCCCCAACCCCAGATGGGTGTCGCGGTACACCATGCCGCCCTTGTCGGTGCGCAGCAGGTCACCTTTGCGGTCCCGTTTCGCCGCTTTGTATTGCAGGCGTTCGTACTCGCCGCCTTCGGAGATGAGGTCGATGATTTGGTTGGCGGCTTTGGATGCTTTCTTCCAGTCCTCTTCGGCTGTCGCCTGGTCCTCCATGCCCGGCCAGTCGGCCCGATCAAACACGGGGACGACGATGCAGTCACAACCGAGATGCCATTGCGTCATGTGTTCCTGAACGTTGCCCGCCTTCAGGATTTCCAAAGCATCGGTTTCGTCGACGGCGTCTAAACCGGCGTTGTCAGCGTCCCCGTACACCGGGCCGCGGGAAACGAGCATCCAGCACCAGCCGCAGGTTTCCTCGCCGGTGGCTTTGCGGGCCCAACGCACTTTGCGTTTCGGCTTCTTCGGTGCATCCAAATCGACGACGTCGGCGAGGATGTCGGCGATTTTGTCGGTGTCGACGATGTCGGCGAGGTTGTCGGTGGTGTTGTCGGTGTCGACGGCTTGGATCATTTGGTCGCGGCCGGCGTCCTGCACCGTTTTCGCCACCGCCACCCTGACCGGTGTTTCCACCTCGAGGCGGGCGGGAATACCTTGCCGGGTTTGTTCCTGCACCGCCGCCACCCGCGCCTGCACCGCAACGAACGCGGGTTTCAAGTCGTTGACGAACCAGTCGAACCGGTACTCGGGGATCAACGGCACATCCACATCCGGCAAGCCCGTCACCCGGCGGCGTTCGGTGTCGAAAAATTGTCTAGCTGACCAGGCGGACGAGAACCGTGCGCGGACGATGAGCGGCCAAATCGTTTTGAGGAACTGCAGCCACGCCGCCGGGGTGGCCAGCGTGACCCCCGCCAGCGCTGCGGTCATCGCGGCTACCGCTACAGCGGCGGCGACGGCCTGTTTCTGGTCAGCCTGATACTGCGGCAGCGTCATAAGCGGTTAGTTCGGGTGGCAACCCGATACCGGCGAACGGGTCGGCTTCCTTGTCCCAGCGGGACATTTCTTCCCGTTCGGCGATGGTGTACCCCAGATCGGCGCGCGCCCTTTCGAGGGGGATGATGCCGGCGCCGCCCGCATAAAGTTTGGTGACGGCGTCGGCTTTGGCTGCGAACGTTGGGGTGCCGGGGTCGCGCCACGACGTTTCTAAGCGGTAGAACTCCTGCGGCAGCGACTCCCCCGGATGCATCACCATCCACGCCACCCTCATGACTTGTTCCCACGCCCCACCAAACACCTTCGCCTTCCGTCCGGCGTTCTCCACCAGCCTGGACTCTGCAGCCCTAATCGCTTCCGCGGACGCGGGGCTTTCCCCCGACCCGGCGTGCAGGTACTGCGGCGGCAACCCTGTATAGGCGGCGGCCTGTTTCGCTAACTCGCGCAACGCGTCGGTGAAGTTCCGCAACTCTGCCGCCGAGAACTGGGTGGCCTTCGCGTCGGGATCGGCGAACGCAAGGATTCGGGCTTCGTAGGCGGCGAAGTGTCCCATGCCGTCCTCATTAGGGTCGTTAGCCCCTATATCGTCCGGGGAGACGCCGAACAGGATGCGTTGCGGGACGGCCATCATTTCGGCGGTGGACTGCATGTTCATCGTGATCCGCGACGCCGCATCCGTCACCGACCGAAGCTCCGGGGTGATTTCGGATTCCCCATCCAAATCGGATAGCCGTGTCCTGTTGGCCAAAGGGACGACGGGAACGACACCTAAGCCGTGGCGGATGACGCGGACACGGCGCCACTGGCCCCGGGTTTTCTCCCACTGGACGGTTTTCCAGCGGTCGTACACGGTGCAGGACTGCTGTTCCTGGTTGTCGTCATCAGCCAGCACACGCACGGCTTCGGTGACCTGCCGGGATAGCGGATCAATTTTTGCGTACAGCGCTGATGCGGGTTCGACGCGGATGACGGGGACGTCCATCGGTCCGCCGGCGTCTTTGGACGGTGCACTGATGGTGACATACGCCCGGCCGTCAACGAGGGCGTCGGTGTGTCCCAGCGTCGACTCCAAATCCAAATTGTTGGCTGACCACCAGTCCCACAGGGTGGAATCACCACCGGTCTCGCCCACACGGAAACCCTGCACCTCCAGCCGTTCGGCCAGCGTGTCGCAGTACAGCCTTGGGTAGCCGACAGCCGCGGTGAGGCGTTTCATCTGCGGTGGGGTGGTGATGCCGATGGCTGCGGGCCGCCAGGTGCCTTCGTAGTAGGCGCGGGATTCCTTCAACGCCCACGTGTGGTCGAAGAATTCGCCGATGAGTTCGTCGCGCAACATTTCGTCAGCGTCCAACAGAACCCTCCACGTTTATCATTTGATGATCGCCAACTTCCCTGTTCGGGAACCGGTTTTCGAGGTCAGATAGTCACGCCGTGCACCGAACGCGAGGACGGCGCACACGGCGGCGTCAATTTTCCGGTTCGAATCCTTAGACGCTTTACGGATGGACATGGTGCCGAAATTCGTCCCATACCGCTTCGAGTTCAACATGTGTCCGCGGAGGGTGCGGTTGCCATCATGGCTGATCTGCTGCTCCACCACCGCCTCCAGGAACGCTTCGGCGTCCAAGCTGAAGCGTTTGACGTTGCCGCCGCGCATATCGAACGCCAACGGCTTCCCCGGGGACGCGTTCACCTTCATCAGCTTGCGGTAGTCCCGCGTCCAAGCGTCCACATAGGACTCGAACATTCTGACGTCGAAGCGGGCGGCGACAACTTGGTATCTGTTGAAGGCTGATCGGACGACGGTGTCGACGTCTTCGGTGGGGACTTCCCCGCCGTAATCCTCCGGGTTCCACGCCTTCAACAACTGAATGTGTCCGTCGTCGACGCGGCACGCCACCAAAGCTGTCCAGTCCCCCGTCTTCGACCCATCAAACCCCAACGTGATGCGATCCCCGCGTTCGAGTTTCGTGTCGGCGGTTTGGCAGGCATCCCACTGCGTGGGCGCCACGAACGCGTCTTCGGTGGCGTTGATCTGGTTCAGATGCCGCCGGCGTGACTCCGAGATGGGGGTGCGGATGTCGAGGATGGCTTTGATGACTTCGTCGGTGTCCAACCATTTCGCGTCTCCGCGCGCAACCTCCAACCCGGCCCGCAGCTTTTCCAGTCCGGCGTCGTAGCCGTCCGGGTCCGCCGTCCGCGATGGAATCTCTGACACGGGGGTGTCGGCAGGGGCCTCTAGGGAGTCATAGAGCAGTCCTGTGTCCACGGCACGCCCTTGTTTCACTAGCAGGTAGGCGTCGTAGTCCCTTTCGGCGACCGAGTCGTCACCGGGGACGTGGGCGTTGCACATCGACAGTCTGCGCGCCCCGGGAATCTTAGTCACGTTGCCGTCGATAACCGAACGCATGTCATGGCCGCCGTTGCCTTCGGTCCACCACTGCACCTCGTCTTCGAGGACCATCGTGGGCCGGTTGCCTTCCATCGTCCACGGCGACGACGTCACCGTCTCCAACCTGCCGCCGATCCCCGAGTAGACGCAGGTCTTGTTCACCTCAAGGCGGTACTTTTTGCGGAAGTTCTTCGTTGCCATGATGTTCAGGGCGGTCATGACGTTTTTGGTTTGTTCCTGGGACACACCGACGAGTTGGACCCAGGCGGCGGGGTGCGGTTTCCCCACCGGGCCGTCGGCAGCCCAGCAGTCGAATTTGACGGGTCCGCACAGTTCGGCCAACCCGATGGCGGCGGATAGTGGGGATTTGCCGGTGCCTTTCGCTCTGCGGAGGACGGCGTTGCGGTACAGCCATTTGCCGTGGTGGTCGACGGCATACAACCACAGCAGGAACCGGGCCTGCTCGAGGGTGGGCAGAAACGGGGCGGTGGCGTCATCGGGGGAGCCGACGTGTTCGGCGAGCCAGTTGATGATGTCCCACCCGAGTGTGTTTTCGGGTAGCCACCATTTCCCTGCTGCGGTTTTCCGCCAGGTCGGGCCTTCGATGTGGGGGGGTTCGGGCGCTAACTCCATCGTCCCCTCCGTTTCTTGGGTGGACGGTAGTGCGGCCCCCATCTGCGTATCTCTCGCCAGCGGCGCCACCACCTCACCGCTGCGGCAGCAAACTCTTCAACACCTGATCGGTCAAACTGGCGGCGGTCGGCCCCACGCCGGGGATGGAGCCGACCATGCCCGTAATCAACCCGCCGGAGATTTGTTGCAGCTTCTCCATGTTCTATTGGGCGTCCTGGGCTTGCGCCAATACTTGGTTGGCGGATTCTTGCAGCTGGTCGATCGGCGGCAACGCCGGATCATGCAAACCCTCGTCGCGCTGCTTTTTGGTGTGATGCGCGGCGGTCACAGCACCGCCGGCGCCGAACAGGGACGCGATGGTCAACACCAGGGTGTTGGATTGTTCGCCCTGCCCGGCGTCAATAATGCCCAGCTGCACAGCGATCGGGATCAGCGCCGCCGCTAACCCCGACACCAGATACAGCCATTGCCTGTTCTTCGCCTTGTTGTTCATGGGTTAGCTCCCAACCAGTTCCTGCAATAACTCGGGGTCTTTCTGCTCTATCTCCGACAGCGCGCTGGTGACGTAATCCCGCGGAACCTTAGCCAACACGCGCTTA